ATGTAATCAGACATTAGGGAGGTGCGTTTATTGCGATAAAAAGTTCTTTCTGCAAGAGGCAGCAGATCATCATGGGAATTGTCGTAAACACCCTGTCGCTAAATACAAAACAAAAATTGAAGAGTTGGAAAATTCAGAAAGCAAAGTTATTAAAAAATTAGAGGCCAGAATTAAGGCGCAGAAGACGGTGATTAATAAATTAAGGGATAGACGAAAGTAAAAGTATATTTTGGAGAATTTAAATCATGAAAAAAGTACCTGTTGATGTTTATTTGTTCTATGAATTAAGCCCGGAAGCCAAGGACAAGGCGTGGGCTTCTTACATTGATAGTTTGGATTCGGACCACTACCCATACAATCAGATGGAATATGCGGTCCTGGCCGATTCATTCAAGTGGCATTACTTCAAGGATGGAACGTATTACGGGGATATCCTAACCGAGGGCGATGGGAAACCATACCCGGAATGGGAGGAGATTGGATGAATACTGATATTGCTGTAGGAGCTTTTTCCGGGTTCCTAATCATTATTGTGGTTATTGGTTTTGTAACTCTAGGAATGAACCTTAAGAAAGCAAAGATTAGGGAAAATATCAATTTATGCGGCCACACAATCGAATGCTACGAGCGTGTGGTTTTTGATGGGGAGGAAATGAAAAATGAATGACAAGACGAAGATTGATGGTGGTGGTTCTGTTTATCCAACTATTGATGGTGAAACGTGGACGCATGACGAAGGTATCACCCGCCGGGATTGGCTGGCTGGAATGGCTATGCAGGCGTTTTTGCAAGGGATCCCGTGTGTAGACTTTTTAAATAAAATAGGTGAACGACATCATATGAAAGAGAGTTTTCAGGAGCTTACTGAAAGAATTTCTGTTAAATCTTATGAAGTCGCTGACGCCATGATCGCCGAAGGGCGGAAGGGGGAGTAAAGAACAATGAAACCAGACCACTTCCAGCTTGACGACATCAAGAACCCGTTCTGGCGGGAGTTTGTTGATAAATTCGGCCCTGAACCCTTTTTTTACCTCTGCCAGCAAATCGGCGGTGACCGGCTCCCCTACGTTCCTACCTATGAGTCCGTTATGCGCCTGGCACGCGACCGGGCTATCAGAGCCGGAGATGACGTGGAAGCCTACCTGTCACCACGCTGGTTGAGAGAAATCAAGAGCAAGCCTGAATAGCTACACATGAAACAGCGGAATTAATTCCGCACAACTACCGCCTCACACCCTCCGTAAAAAATAATCAATAATATACTTGATGTAGTGCGTCTCCGTGAACGCGCGCGCTTAATTTCCGGAGTCGCCAAGGCGTTAATGGTCCGGCGGGGTTGAGCCTCCTTTCCCCGCCGGGCTTCATAAAATTTTTGGAGCAATCAAAATGAAATCGAAACCTGGGTACAAGAGTACAGAGTTTTGGATGAGTCTTGCCGCTCTGGTTATGACAGGCGGGATGGGTGTTAATGCTGAAATGGTCAACGAAGCGACTACTTACATTCCTGCTGCAATCGCTGGTATTTACACAATGGGACGGTCTCTGTTCAAGGCTATGGCTGGTTGGAAGTAATGAGCGAGTCACAAAACATTTACGAGATTAATGCGGTTTCAGTTCTCACTGGATTGAATTTTACAGACATTGTTTCCATTTTAAGAAAGCACGAGATTGCCTCTTATAAGTTAAAAATGATTCTAGAGGCTGTCCGAAAAATAGTTAGGTCTGGTGCTGGGGAACGCATTGATATCTTCAAATTAGAAGAAATGGTTGCAGAACATTCAAATGTTATGGATAGGTCGTTTATCAGTAGTGCATTGCGTTCAAGATGGTTGGATGAAGAATTGACGTGCGAGGAAGTGGTGGTGTGATGCTCAAAATGATGGATTAGTAATGAGGAAACTGATTGTTACAAAGAAGCCTATTCCAAAGAAGATTATTCATTCAGGTAAAGGGCTACTGTGTTTCGGGAGTGGAAGTTCTATTGATATTAAACCGGGTGATAATTTTTGGCAAAGGGTAATGAGTTACGAACTTGTTGATGGAATTCCTTCAGGTTGGGGTGTTTGGCATACAGACCCTGAGACTGGATATGTCGGTCGAAGTGAAGATATTTTAGAGCAGAGAGAACTTAGAGAAATTAGGAAAAAGAGGAGAAAATGATCGGGTCAATTAAAAGAGTCAAATCGCTTGAAGAGTTTCCGAAAACCAAGTCGGAAGTAAGGCTGAATGACCTGAAAGATACCGTGAAAGGTTGGGAAACGTCAGGTCTCGGAATAGACGAGCATCCAGCCAGAGCGGGAACACGAATTGATACAGGGCAAGAGATCACAAGGGTGAAGCGTCACTTGATTCAATGTGGGTTGTATAGGACTGTGTTATGAGTAGATAGGAGCCGGATGTTGGAACAAGTTATTCTCCTGATAAAAAGACTGATAGGAAAAAAATTCACAGGTGCCATTGAATTCAACATGCACGAAGGATCAATCTCGAAAAAGATTAAAGTAACAAATTACGAAAATCTTTAAAGATATTTAGGGACCACCGCAAACGCGACGCCCATCATTACAGGAACCTCCTGTGGTGGTGGGCGTTTTTTTTGAGCAAAGAACATGGGTATTGGAAGGGCGTCAAAATATTCTGAGGAATTGACTGATGAAATTTGTTGCCGCATCGCAGATGGGGAAAGCCTTAGGAGGATTTGTGAAGATGAAGGTATGCCCCATAGGGACACCGTTCGTAAGTGGTTGGGGGAGCGTGAAGAGTTTTCCGGCCAGTACGCGCGCGCGAGGGATGAACAAGCGGATTATTACGCGGACGAGATCATCGAGATTGCTGATAGCTCAGGGGATGATGTGGCCCTTGGCAGGTTAAAGATGGATGCTCGGAAGTGGGTGGCTTCCAAGCTTAAGCCAAAGAAATACGGTGAGCGATTAACCAATGAAATCACCGGCAAAGATGGTGGACCGCTTGAAGTCCAGTTTACCGATGTTTTAAGGGAAATCAATGAGCGTAAAAGAGCAACTGACACATCTGGTTGAGCGGTATTTCGACAAGCCGGTTTTGTTTGTCGAGGAACTGCTGGGTGCAAACCCTGACCACTGGCAGGCAGAAGTCCTAAATTCTGTCGTCACGAGTGACAATATTGCCATCCGTTCCGGCCATGGTGTCGGGAAATCAGCGCTCCTGTCCTGGACAATTCTGTGGTGGTTGATGACAAGGCACCCGGCGAAGGTGGCGTGTACGGCACCGACGGCTCATCAGTTGGAAGATGTTCTCTGGGGTGAGCTGGCCAAGTGGCATAGGAAGCTTCCTGAGTTGATGCAGCGGGTTTTGTCCATGAAATCCTCCAGGCTTGATCTAACCGCTTCACCCAATGAATCCTTTGCAGTGGCACGTACCGCCCGCAAAGAGAAGCCGGAAGCCTTTCAGGGGTTCCACAGTGACAACATGCTGTTCATTGCCGATGAAGCGAGTGGCATAGAAAACGTCATCTTTGAGGTGGGTGAAGGCGCGATGTCGACACCTGGCGCAAAGACGATTCTCACAGGCAATCCTACTCGTAACGACGGTTACTTTCACGGTGCATTTCATAAGAACCGGGCACTCTGGGAAGTTTTTCAGGTTTCTTGCCAGAACAGTAAAAATGTGGATCCGTCCTATATAGAGGAAATGAAAACCAAGTACGGGGAGGATAGTGATATCTACCGCGTGCGCGTTCTCGGTGAATTCCCCGCCGCTTCCTCATTGCAATTTATCCCCTCCGACCTGGTTGAAGAAGCTCAGGAGCGCGAAGCACAGTGTTTCCTGCATGACCCGATGATCCTGGGTGTAGACGTTGCTCGATTTGGCGATGACCAGTCGATCATCTTCCCTAGGCGTGGGCGCGATGCCCGGACCTTTCCTTTACAGAGATACCGCAACCTGGACACGATGCAGCTTGCCGCACGGGTGGCAGAGGCTGTACGGGAATACAAACCCGATGCCGTGTTTGTTGATGGTGGCGGTGTAGGCGGTGGTGTGGTGGATCGTCTGAATCAGCTTTCAATTGACTGTATTGAGGTCAACTTTGGGTCCAAGGCAGACGAAGGCCGATATGCCAACAAGCGAGCCGAGATGTGGGGCCGAATGAAGGAATGGCTAATAGGTGCGGCGATTCCTGATGGTAATGACTTGATGGACGACCTGGTGGGCGTCGAGTATGGGTACACGGCAAAGAACCAGATTCAACTGGAGCGCAAAGAGGACATGAAAAAACGTGGGCTGGCATCGCCGGACATGGCGGACGCTCTGGCGTTGACGTTTGCCTACCCGGTAGCACCGAAGGGCGACGAAATAATGAATCGACATGAGTCCAGGCAAAAGGCGGCACGCTTCACGCCTGGGCATTACTCATCTGGACGCTATAAGGACAAACGATAAATGTGTGGACCCAGTGGTGGCGGTGCGGCATTCGCTCCCCAGCCAATCAAACAGCCAGCGAAAAAGGCATCTTTCACTTCCAGTTCGAGGGTGTCAAGGCGAAACACTACCCCTGGCTCTGTCACGTCGGCAAGTCCAAGCCTTCTGGGTGGAGGGTTGGCCGAGTCGCCTTTGTCCGGTAACAAAAAGACCTTATTGGGGGCATTTTAGTATGTGTACTGGACTTGAAGCGTTAGCAGCCGCAGCCATTGTTGGCTCTGTCGGAACGACTGTGGCGACCATAGCTTCACAGAAAGGACCTCCTCCTATCCCGGGGTTGCCGCCAGCGCCACAGGAAGACAAAGCCGCGAAAACGAATATCGCCAATGAGATTAAGAGGCAGAAATCTCGTGTGGGTTCAACCAAGCCGAAGGACACGCTTTTGTCTGGAGGAACCGTGACCGATGACAGTTTGAATTTATCACAACCTACTCTTTTGGGATCGCGCTGAATGGAAAAATACACACGCGAATACTACATGCGACGCCTGGGGATGTTACGTCAAGAGCGTCAGCCGCGTGAACCTCAATGGCGAGACCTCATTGACCTGCTGTTCCCCAGTGCAGGGAGACTCCTGGAAAACATTGGGCGTGATATTGAGAAACAGCGGCCTGGGGATCGCAATAAAATCCTCGACCTGACTCCTGAGTTTTCTCTCAACACAATGGTTGCCGGTATGCAAAGCGGAATCACAAACCCCTCTCGCAACTGGTTCAAGTTGGGAAGCCCTGATAAAGATCGCGCAAAGTTCACTCCGATTCGCACCTTTCTGGATAACGCCCAGGAAACCATGATGAATATCTTCCGGGGCTCCAACACCTATCGCGGGTTCCTGAAAAGCTACAAGGAACGCGGCGCCTTTGGCACATCCTGCACGTTTGTGAACTTCGACTTTGAGCACTTGATCTGGTCCACGCCTGTCACCATTGGTGAGTATTTCATTCAGGAAAACAGAAAAGGAATCGTGGACACGGTGTACCGCGAGTTCGATATGACGGTCTCCCAGATAGTGGAGGAGTTTGGTCTACCCAGAGTCAGCAATCAGGTTCAGAGGGATTATGACAAGGGCGACTACGACAAGTGGTACACGGTTGTCCATGCGGTGGAACCGAACACGAAACAAGACATAAGGAAGATTGACAACAGGAACATGCCTTACGTCTCTTGCTACTTTGAAAAAGGATCAGGGGATGATTTACGGGATAAGAAGCTGAGAGAAAGCGGGTTCAAGATTTTCCCGTACCTGGTTCCAAGGTGGTCTACGGAAGGCTCAATGATTTACGGCGATGGTCCGGGTTCGGTCGCCTTGGGTGACATCAAGCAGTTATATGACGGCGCCTATAACAGGGCGCGGCTGGAAGACGAGATAGTTGATCCGGCTTTGCAGGGACCGCCCAGTGCGATGAAGGATTTGGAGTCCATGCCTGGCGGCAGGAATGCTGTTCCTGGTAATGATCCAAACAGTCGGATCACCACGCTTCGCGATCCGAATGTGACAGGGATCAATGTGATTCAGGAATCCATTCGGGAGCGAAAAGAAGCCATCGAGCGCGCCTTCTTTGTCGATTTGTTCCGCATGATCTCATCGTCCGACCGCAGACAGATTACAGCACGGGAGATTGATGAACGCAGTGAAGAAAAGCTGATCGCTCTTGGACCTGTGTTGGAGAACGACCAGGGAGAAGAGCAAGGGCCCTTGATCGACATACTGTTTGCCCTTGGTCTGGAGCATGGTCTTTTCGGTCCTTTGCCTCCTGATATGGAGGGAATGGATATCACGATTGAATACCTTTCAATCATAGCTCAGGCGCAGAAGTCCATCGGGGTGGTGTCGAAGGATCGGTTGCTGGGTACGGTGGCGGCTGTCACGCAAATGGAACCGAACGCCAGACACAAGATTGATTACAACAAGATGGTTGACGACTACGCCGAGGACTTGGGGGTGCCTGCGGAACTGATTGTTGGGAATGAGCAGGTGGCTTTCATTGTGAAGAAAGAGCAGGAAGCTTTACAGGCTCAACAGCAGGCCGCTCTTATCCCTGAAGCTGCCAACACGGCCAAGACTTTATCTGAAACCAATACGACCCAGCGGAATGCATTGACGGATATCGCGGGCTCTCTGGCAGGAGTGTAGATGTCGAGACGTGAAAAGAGCAATCGGGAAAGGGTTGATGAGTTTGATTATAACGAAAAGGAACGCCTAAAGAAGGAACGCCAACAGCAGGCCCAGGACGCGGAAGACCTGGAAGAGTTGATGAAGTCTCCGAAAGCACGTCGGTATTTATCCAGCCTTATACGAAGGACGCAGGTTTATGGGGATGCGTCCTCAACGAATGTGAATGTCTATAAAGAAAACGGAAGACGTGAGGTGGGGCTGTGGATATTGAGAGATATCAAGCGGTCCGCTGAACAACACTTAAACGAATTTTTAGGAGAATCATTTGATGTCTGATGAAACGATCACCCCGGAAACTGCCCAGGATAACACCACGGCAGAGGGAAGCACTGATACCGCTACGGAAGCCAGTGAAGAAGTAAAGCCAGAAGGAAGTGAACAGTCTGAGGAGGGTGATAAGGAAACCGAGGAATCTGAATCAACGGAAGAAGAGAAGAAGGAAGAAAAGTCCGAAGAGGAAGAGGAGTCTGGCGCACCTGAATCGTATGAAAAGTTCGAGCTTCCCGAAGGTGTGGAAATGACGGATGAGCAATTTGCGGAAGTGTCCGAGTTCTCAAAAAGTCTCAACTTGACTCAGGAACAAGCCCAGCAAGCGGTGAATTACCACAATGAGGTGGTGGGCCGTGTGGTCGGTGAAGTGAAGGCGCAATCTGAACAAGAGCGTGCTGACATGCAAGCCGAATGGGTAAACCAGGTCAAGGTGGACAAAGAGATCGGCGGGGCGGCGATGAATGAAAATCTTAGCGTTGCCTTAAAGTCCCTGAACGCATTTTCAGACAATGCGGTGGATGCGACCGGCAAGCCAGTCTTAGATAAGGCGGGTCTTCCTGTCACAAAGATTGCTCAAGCGTTACAAGAATCCGGTTTCGGTGACCACCCGGAAATGGTTCGAGTCTTCTATCGAGTGGGGAAACTCATCAGTGAAGATTCGTATCTTTCGGGTAAAGCTCCTACAGGGGCGCCGAAAACTCAAGCAGAAACTATGTACCCGAACCAAGGGAAAGCATAGTGAGTTTTCCCATTGGCCTGGGTACTCACAATAAGGAAATTTTGAAATGGCAACTTTAGCAGTAACCAATCCAACCCTGGCCGATGTGGCAAAAGCGACTGATCCCGACGGGAAAATCGCAACCGTCGTTGAAATTTTAAATGAAACCAATGACATCCTTAGTGACATGACGTTCATGGAAGGGAACCTCCCTACCGGTCATCGATCTTCTGTGCGGACCGGCTTGCCTGCTCCAACCTGGAGAAAACTCTATGGTGGCGTACAGCCTGCAAAAAGCACCATCGTACAGGTCACTGATACGACCGGTATGCTGGAAGCTTACGCTGAAATCGATAAAGCGTTGGCTGATCTGAACGATAACACTTCGGCTTTCCGTATGCAGGAAGACAAAGCCTTCATCGAGGGTATGAACCAGGAGTTTGCGGATACCCTGTTTTACGGGAACGAAGGAACGGCGCCGGAAGAGTTTACCGGTTTCGCTCCCCGTTATAACGATATCACCGGTCCAGAGAACGCCGATAATATCCTCGTTGGTGGTGGTTCCGGCGCCGACAACACTTCGATCTGGTTGATCGCCTGGGGCCCCAATACGGTTCACGGTATTTACCCGAAAGGTTCCAAAGGTGGTCTCCAAATGACTGACAAAGGTTTGGTCACGATTGAAGATGCGGATGGTTCCGGTGGTCGGATGGAAGCTTACCGAACCCATTACCGATGGGATTTGGGACTGACGATTCGTGACTGGCGGTATGTGGTCCGTATCTGCAACGTTGATGTTTCGGCTTTGACCAAGGACAAGTCCGGTTCTTCTGCCGATTTGACCGATCTCATGTCGCAGGCGATTGAATTGCTGCCTGCAGCCAGCATGGGCCGCCCGGTGTTCTATATGAACCGGAACACCCGGTCTTTCGTGAAACGTCAGCTTGCTAATTCTACGAACGTCCATCTTTCAATGGATGAAGTGGGTGGTAAGCGTGTTCTGGCTTTTGACGGGATTCCTGTCAAGCGCTGTGACGCTCTCACGAATGCGGAAGCGACTATCGCTTAAATTAAATTAATCTCATGCAGTTGCATGGTTATTCATTGGAGAAATAAAAATGATTATCGATTCTTTACTTGAACTATCGGACGCGCAGGCTCTGACTGCCAGCGCGGACGCCACCAACGTGGTTGATCTGGGTTCTGCCCGACAAGTGGGTGCAGGTCGTCCGCTGTGGGTGCATTTCTCGGTCGATGTGGCGGCGGATGGTACTACCACGGATGAAACTTATCAGTTCAATGTGGCGACCGGTTCTGCGGCTACTTTGGGAACGGTTCTCAATGAGCGTGCAATCGGGTACGCGACTCTGGTCGCAGGCTATCAGTTCCAGATGGCCATCCCGGTTGAATCGCTTGACCGTTATATCGGCGTTGAATATGTGCTGGGCGGTACGACTCCGACCATCACCATCTCGGCTTGGATTACGGATCAGGAAATGCCTGTCCATACTCCTCAGCCTGACGCTATTTAAATCTGGGTGTGGTGGGGGTGTAAAAACCCTCACCCTCCTTTTCCAAAAGGATTTTATGTCGATCACAGTGAAAGCGAAATCGAAAGGGTTTTATGGCGGTTCGAGAATCCGCGAGGGAGAAATCTTTGAAGTTGAGGACGAATCACAGCTCGGTATGTGGATGGATAAATTGAAAACATGTGAAACGGTAGAAAAGAAAGCTGGGAATTCCGATGGGATTCCCATTGGTGACTATAACCAGGAACCCACCGAGGATGATGTGAAATACCTTGGCGGCCAGTCTCCAAAAACCATTGAGAAGGCAAAGAAACGTAAACCCAGGTTTAAGGGGTAGTAAATGGCTTCACCGGTTGATATCTGCAATCTGGCCCTGTCACATCTTGGGAATAAAGCGCAAGTGAGCTCTATCGCGCCTTCCGACAAAAGCACTGAGGCGAACCTGTGCGTAATCTTTTACCCGCAGGCGCGTGACCTCATTCTGGAAGAGTACGACTGGAACTTTGCGATCAGAACGGTTGCTCTTGCTGATCTTGGAAGTCCGCCCAGCGGCTGGGCCTATCGGTACGACTACCCGAATCTCTGTTTACGGCCTATCTCAATAAAGACAACAAACGACGATATCGCTCAGGATTATATGGTCCAGGGGGATGACACCCAGGGGCGTGTGGTTCTGACCAACACTCCTGATGCCGAAATGGTATTCGTCCAGAAAATAACAGACACCGGATTATTCACTCCGACCCTGGTTGAGGCTATTTCCTGGTTGTTGGCTTCCTATCTGGCAGGCCCCTTAACGAAAAGTTCTGAGTTGTCTCAAAACGCTTTGGCCGTTTATGCATTGAAAGTCAAGCAAGCGCAAGCGATGGATGCTATGGCCGAAAAATTAGGCGGCCCAAGGGTTAAGAATGACAAATATATCCCCAGTGGTATAGCGGCGAGGAACGTATGAGGACTTCGCAACGGTCATTCGCCGGTGGTGAAATCTCCCACGATCTGTTTGGTCGGTATGATTTGGGCCATTACCAGACAGGCTTGTCTGTTTGCCGCAATTTTATGACCTTGCCTCATGGTCCTGCGGTCAACCGTGCCGGGTTTGAGTTCATCAAGGAATGTAAGGATGGCGGGACTTCTGTAGTAAGGCTTATCCCATTTATATTCAATCAGGACCAGGCTTATGTTCTTGAATTCGGCGAGTTGTATATGCGGATTCATACCGAAGGCGCCACTGTGTTGGAATCGACTGTTGCCGTCACCGGGGCAACGCAAGCCAACCCGGTAGTCGTAACTTCGGTCGGCCATCCCTACCTCGATGGTGAAGAGGTTTACATTACCGGCGTTCTCGGTATGACCGAATTGAACGGTCGCTATTTCAAGATCACCAACAAGACTGCCAATACTTTTGAGTTGACCGATTTGCAGGGCAATAACATCGACGGGAGTGGGTTTACGGCCTATTCATCCGCCGGTACGTCCGCCAGGGTTTACACCGTGGTCAGTCCTTATTCAGCGGCGGACCTGTTTAATCTTCAGTATGAGCAGTCTGAGGACGTCATGACTCTGGTGCATCCGTCCTACGTCCCTTATGAATTGCGCAGAAGTGGGGCGACGAGCTGGGCGTTTACGACCATCACCATTGCTCCGAGTGTGGGCCGACCGGCTGGTGTGGGGGTTGTGGCAAGTCCGGCATCCGGTACGCCGACTTCCTTTTACGCGGTGACAGCTCTCGACGAAGACACGCTGGAGGAATCCTTTCACTCCAGCATTGTAATAACCGGGATTACAAACGCGAATCCTGGTGTTGTGACGGCAACGGCTCATGGGTTTTCAAACGGTGACTTGGTTCGACTCTCTGAGGTCGAGGGCATGACGGATGTGAACGGCCAGGAGTACGTGGTCACCAATAAGACCGCGAACACCTTTGAGTTGGGTACGACTGACACGACTTCATTCGGGACGTATACATCCGGTGGGATCATCCTGATTGGGATCGCCAACGATTTATCCGTCGGCACCAACACAAATACTATTTCCTGGGGCGCGGTAACCGGCGCGATTCGGTACAACATTTATAAAGTCGACAATGGTCTTTTGGGGTATATCGGCCAAACGTCTGATTTGAGCTTTGCGGACGATAATATCTCCCCGGATGCACTCACGACTCCTCCGATTGACGTTCAACCGTTTGCATCGGCAAGCAACTACCCGGCGGCGGTGGCTTATTTTGACCAAAGAAGAGTGTTTGCGGCTACCGACACACTCCCCTTGACGGCTTATATGAGCCGTTCCGGGACGGAAAGCAATTTCACCAAGTCAATTCCTTCCCAGGATGACAATGCGATCACCTTTCGCGTGTCTGCCAGACAGTACAACCGTATCCGTCACCTGGTTCCTTTGTCCGACCTTCTGATTTTTACTTCTGCGGGTGAATACATTCTGTCGAGTTTCAATGCGGATGCAATCACGCCGACCACCATTGATGTGAGGCCGCAAAGTTATGTGGGTTCCTCGAAGTTGCGCCCACTC